ATAATATCTTTTTACCTTCTTTAGTCATCTCTACTGAATAAGTCAATTTTTTCTCCAATGAATTAGGTCTTTTATCACCTTTATGAAATCTTACTTTTTGTGTTTTCTTTTTAGGCATATATGTTATAGTTTAAAGTCACTAAACTTATTATAAGCATCCTCTTTTTCTTCTACTTGACCTGAATCGACAATGTTTTGACTTGATTGTTGTACATCATACAATCTCATTTTGGCTCTGTCAACACCAATAATAAATGCACGATTGACGCTTGGGTCATTGTATCTATTCTTCAATTGTTTTACTTTCATCTGACCTAGTGCCTCTAGTTCTTCGTTTGACATTAAGGCAAACATAAAGTCAGCAGTTGCCGGAAGACCAAAAGATTCGGAAGTATCTTCAAGACCAATATCTGTACTCACAAAACCTGTTCTGGTTGTTTGTGTTGCACTAAAGATTGGTACATTTTGTTCTACAGCCAAACCTCTTAGTTCTTCAGCAATTGCTTTAATATAAAAGTAAGACGAAATATTACCACCTTTAAATCTACTTGAAGCACAAATGTTCAGGTAATCAATAAAGATGACATCAGGTCTAAAGGATTTCTTTAGAGCTAATTCATTAATCAAAGACTTGAAATGCCCACTATGAGCAGACGCTGTTGGATATTCTTTGATGATAAGTTTACCATTAGTCTTTTTGTTAATCTTAGAAAGACGGTCTGTGAACATCTTCTTAGGCAAATCATGTAAATCATCCATAGTGATATTCATCAAGTTCGCATCAATACGTTCTGCAATTCTTTCTTCTGCCATCTCCATAGTAATGTACAATACATTCTTACCTTGCATCAAAGTAGATGCAGCCATGTGACACATGAATAATGATTTACCAACACCTGTACCAGCAAGTGCAATGTTTAGAGTTTTCTGTGGTAGTCCACCTTTAGTAATCTTGTTGAAGTACTCCAAGTCAAATTCTAATTTCTCTTCCTTCTTATGATAGAACTCAAATCTTTCCTCACCATCATCAACGTAGTCGTGTCCAATGTGTGAATCGAATGCAACTGATAATGCATCAGTAAGAATACTAGGAATTGCTTCTGGTGTATGTTCTTTGTCTTTACCTTCGATGATTTGAATACCATTGAGAATTGCATTGTATACTGCTTTGTCCTTACAGAATTTCTCTGTAGTTTCGACTAACCAGTTCATGTCAACTTCTGCATCAGACAGAGTTTCAATAATTTGTGTTACCTTTTTAAACTGTTCGTCATTAATATCTTTACGTCCGTCAACCTCAATAGACAGCGCTTCCTTGGTAGGAGTGTTATTATACTTTTCTACAAATTTAGTAATCTCTTCAAATACAATCCTTTCCTCTGGGTTAGAAAAATATTCTGGTTTTAGAAATGGCAAAACCTTACGAGTGTAAGGTTCATTAAAAACTAGATTACTTAGTGTTGTCTTTTCTATCGTCTGTGTTGACATATTGTAATTCTTCTCCATCTATTTGTTTTCTTATGATATCTTCCAATATCTTACCAGCAAGTTCAAAGAAATCATCTTTAATACTTTCTTTTGGTAGTCCATTAGAGTCTAACATATCCCACTCGAATTGTAAAGAGGCTTCTGTTTTTTCTTCATTCTCAAGAATCTTTACTTTACCGTAACTGTATACAACTCCTTGATATTTGCCTGCCTTCTCTGTGAGTCCGATGGCAGTCCACTTCTTATCTTTGTTTTCTACATAAGTGTACATTTCACTAATATTAGACATAGTGCAAATAACTCCCTATAATGTATTTTGGTTTATCAATCGGTTTCCTTCCAGCATGTAAGTGAGTCCACATTGGGGGGAACATAACCATCTTTCCAGTAACAGGTTGAACTGAAATATTGTAATCTGGGAAATCAGTGTGTCCACCTTCGTTGTCATTAAGATACAAAAAGAATACTAAGAACCTTCTTGCACTACTATGATTACCAACATCAACATGGTCATCAAATTCATCTACATCATTTGGCATGTATCGTTTCAATCGAAATGCCTCAAATGCAAATTGTTCTGGGAACATCTTGTCAGTTACCCCACAATCGTTCATGTACTTATCTATGTAATTATAGAACGTATTCTGTAATGGTTTGACAAAAGGCTCCCATTCTGGATGATTCTGTAATGTCACCTGTTTGAAAGAACGATGTCCTTCCAAGATTATATCCTCATGTTGATGCTCTGATTCTTCAAACATTGCAATCAACTGTTGGGATAGTTCTGGTTCTATTACATTATTGTAAACTTGAATAAAATTATGTTGCATCAGTTTCAGCAACTTCTTCTTCTTCAACTTCCTCTACACGTTGTCCATACTTAAACTCTTTATCAGCTGCATCATCTAACTGTTGCATGATTTCTTCTGTAAAGAACTTCTCTGGATTATTGTTAATTGTTTTACCAAATGTTTTTGAACCGTCTGGCAATTCAATACGAGTTGATACTGATTTGAAGATACCATACTTCAGTGCAAGTTCAAGCAAACCATAGTATCTATCAAGTCCACGTTCATACATTAGTCGTACATCAACCATCTTATTTTCGATAGTCAAACGAGACTTTGCATTCTTACAGTGAATGATATTACCTACAACCTCAGTTCCATCTTTCTCTTTTTTCTTAGAAAGATATACGATAGATGATGCCGCATACTTCAGTCCAGAACCACCACCCATTTCTTTAGTAGGGAACATAGAACCAACAACATCATATGTGTGGTTTGTAATTACCATTGGTACTTTTGCTTTACCAAGTTTCAGAGTCAATACTCTAAATGCAGCTTTAAGTACTTGCGCCCGTGTCATATCACGAGTTTCTTTACCATCAGCAGTATCTTCTACTTCCTTTGTAGTAGACAACATACCAAGTGAATCCAAACACAACAACATTGGTTTTCTATCTGCTTCATTCTGTTGCAAATATGCATCCAATACTTTTAATGATTGTGTTCTAAACTCTTGTACAGTTGTTACTGGTAGGATAACCATACGAGCAGGGTCGATACCTCTGTCGATTACCATCTGTTTTGTGATTGCTGATTCAGACTCAAAATACAACACACCAGCATCTGGGTTTGCATCAAGGAATGACTTAACCATACCCATCACAAAGAAAGTTTTACCAGTTGCAGACTCGCCCGCAACCGCAGTTATCTTGTTTGCTGGTAGTCCACCATAAATTGAACCACTCAGTAATGCGTTGAAGATATAAGAACCAGTGTCGATGAATGCATCAACATCACCTGCTTCAACCCCTTCACTTACAAGTGCAGCGTATTCATTGCCCGCTGTCTTAGCAATATCTTTCAAAAAATCCATACTTTATACATCTCCTTCTTTTCTATTGTTTGAACGAAAAGAATCAAATCCGTCTGGATAACGTGCTTCTAGCTTTTCGATATTCATATAAATGATATCTTCTAGTGTGCAATCCAGAGCAATACATGCTTGTGCAATGTACCACATAACATCACCCAATTCACGCTTCATGTGATATTGTGCATCATCATCTAGAGGTTTACCTTGAAAACATGCTTTCTTGATAATCTCTGCAAAATCACCACCCTCGGCAGTGATACCCAATGCAGCTGTAATCAATCGTTCTGGAGGCAAACCACTTGTTTCGTCTATTATATCTAGTGCGTCTGAAAACGCCTGTGGGTCTTTTGATTCCTCAGAAGTCACCTCATCCACAAAACGAGTGTAGTCTAGCAATAGTCGTTCATCAGTCATATCTATATCCTTTGATTCCATTTTGTTTATAATACTATATTTGTCTGCTAAAGTCAAGAGATTATTGTACCTTTATCTGCTGTAATCAATCCACTTGTATGTTGTTGCCAACCTTTTGAAATCTCATCAACAGATTCAGTGTAATACATAATAAATCTTTTACTGAATGTGAAGTCACCTTCTGGTGATTTACCAGTAGCACAGATAGATGGAATAAGTCCAACTCCCTGTTGCGACATTTGTGCCATACGAGGTTTGTACACCACAAGTTCATCATCTGTTTCCGAAACAAACCGTCCAACAATTTCCATTCCATTATTAAACAGTATACTAATTACTTTATTTTTCATATCAAGTTTTCCTTTATTTCATTTTTTAATTCATGGAGAGAATCCCATGTATCAGTTTGCCGTATTTCCAATTCACCCATTAAGAGAAAATTAGATTGTAGATTATTAATTAGGGTTCTTCTAGTCTGCAACCATTTCTCAGACTGTTCATCACCCCTACCAATATGTCTTTCCTTTTCAGTTTCAGCTGTTACCTTTAGGATAAAAACCTTTGCATCATGTTCTGATAACAACCATTCGATATCTTTTGCACGACAAAATCTATCACCCTCAAGTATTATATGTTTATGTTTGGGAGTTTCTTGTTCAATGAAATCTCTAAACTTAGAGATAGCACCATAACTAATTCTGTCAGTTCCCCCAAATGTTTCGCCAACAGGATATCTTCCAACTACCAATACGTCACCGTGTTTTTGGCATGGAAAT